ATCACAAATATCCCTAGGAAACTTAGCCATGACCGTAATTGCGGTAGGGCTTCTAGTAAAATTTGTGGTAGTCGGAGGAGCCCTCCTTTTCTTGGTTTACGCAGTAAAGGCTTTAAAATAATTACGGGCACCCTTCGGGGTGCCCTTTTATCATCTTATTTTTTTTCTTTTCATTATGAGACAAATAATAATATCATCATTGAAATCCAGATTGGCAAATGAAATATCGAATCAAAACCCTTTGAAATACTTGAAGGAGCTTGAAGTGGAAGACTACTTTGATGTTCTTGTATCAATAGTTTACTTATATACAAGATCAAAAAAGGGATCAAAAAAGAATACCATTTATCTAACTGAGGTTATCTCTGCAATCGGGCACGGAGTCAGAAGCAAATACAAGATGAAGAAAGACTCTTCCTTGGCTGCAAAGACAGGGGCATTCTTACTTTACTCATTTGAAGAACTTGGTCTGATCACAGTGCTCTTGGGCAAGTCAAATGGAAAACATGCAGCATATATCATTCAAGTGCTAAATGATGAAATCATATGCGAATTATGGGAGAAAGTCGAAGTAGATGCTGTAGAGAAATTACCATCATTAACACCCTATGCATCTTGGACAAGTCTGAGACATGAGTCCGGTGCCGTGATGATCAAAACAGGCAGCAAGGAAGTGATGTCAAAAGTCACTCCAGAAACACACCCGATCATATTTGAGTGCATAAACAGATCTCAAGCAATGGGCTGGAACGTTAATGAAGATGTTTTCAAGATATACAACTGGGCGCTTCGGAATAAAACTGAAGCTTTTTCAGACATATGGGATTCTCAGAACCCTGAAGCAAAGGCAACTAAGCTAAGAGAAGCAAAAGCCATAGGAAATATCGCAAAAAGGTTCATTGGAAAAACTTTCTACCATTAATATGTCGGTGGTAGTAAACTCCGTGAATTCAGGAAACATCCTTAGGACAATCCTGAGCCTTCAAAAGGTGCAACGACTATCGAAAAGAACAGACGGATGTTTGTTAATCTTAGTAGAGTACACTAATAGCTTAGTGGAAGCGCGGAGCTTGGCGGATGCCAAGATGATATAGTCTGAACTGTATAGTAATATACAGCTGTTAATTAATTTAAAATAGTCGGAGATTATTATGGAAATCTGGAAAGATTTTGATGAGTGTTATGAAGTTTCTTCTTATGGCAATGTAAAGAGTAAAGATAGAATTGTCAAAAGTACTTTTGGTGGGGAATATGTGAAAGCCGGACGTATCTTGAAACAAAATGACAATGGTCTAGGTTATTTACAAGTGCCACTGAGTTATAACGGTAAAAGTAAGAAAGAAATGGTTCACAGATTAGTGGCATTAGTTTTTATACCAAATCCGCTTAATTTGCCAAAAGTAAACCACTTAGATGCAAACAAAAAGAATAATAATATTGATAATTTAGAATGGTGCACACAACTAGAAAATGTCAGACATGCAAAAGATCTGGGATTGATGGTGAAGGGTACAACGGCAATAAATTCTAAATTAAATGAAGAGTCCGTGAGAGATATAAAAGCAATGTTCTCTGCAGGTTTTTCCAATAAAGAAATTGCATTATTATTCGGTGTGCATCCTGGCACAATTAACTGTATACGAACAGGAAGAAATTGGCCACATGTTAATTAACGAGAAAATATTAGCGAAATTTTCTGAACAAATGCGTTATTATTATGACTTCCGTGGTAGAAGATATCCAGCAACAGCTTATTTTCATGAACAAGGTACTGACTTAGCAAAAGGTCTTTTGCTGAGAGAAGACAAAAAGGAGATTGGAAAGGAGGGTTTCTTTTGGCTTATGGTTAGTATTGCTTCAAATTGGGCAGGAGCATCTGGAAGGGAAGACGGTGCAAAAACGGATAAGATTCCACTCAAGGATAGGTATTTATGGTCCACAGATAATGAAGACATATTGCTTGATTATGCAATGCAACCCAAGGTGAATCAAGGCTGGATGAAAGCAGATAAACCTTGGCAATTCCTTGCGGCATGTAATGAGCTTAAAAAATTGAGAGAATGGCAAATAAAGCATGGATTCCATCTAGATCCATTCAATGATTTTGGGTATTCTTCAAGTTTAGAGTGCTTTGTTGATGGAAGCAACAACGGTAGTCAACATTTATCTGCACTTACAAAAGATGAAATAACTGCACCGCACGTTAACTTAGTACCTCTTGAGTTGCCTGGAGATCTATATAAATATGTTGCAGATTATGTGTGGGATAAGCTGGAAATTGAAAAATCAAAATTCACCAAAAAAGAAATTGGAGAAGCCGAAACGGTAATAGATACATTAATACAATTGAAAAAGGATATTTACAATGCTGAATTTAAAAGTGAACAAAGAAAAGAACTTTTAGAGCGTATTCGTGAATTTAGAGACAAAAACATAGATATAATACCTAAAATTGCACCTATATATTGGTGCAGAGTTAAGGACGTAAAACAACGTAGAAAAGTTGTCAAAAGAAATGTAATGACTCTTCCATTAATCTAGGTGGAAGTAAAAGAGTGTGAATTCAGGGGACAACCATCCACCGTGGTCAATCCTGAGCCAAGCTTAAAGAGAAATCTTTTTGAAGGTGCAACGACTATCCCGAAAGGGAGTACAAGACAAGTGTCTTGGAAGCGCACTCCATGCAATTGCATGATGATATAGTCTGGTCTATATAGTAATATATAGCTGTAATGTGTTTGAAAAGTAGGTAACGGAAATGAATTGGAAAGATATATTATATTACAAAGATGGTAAATTATTTAGATATGAAAGTAATAATGGAAAATTTGAGGTTGGATGGGTAAATAGCAGCGGCTATATGCAATTTGAATATAAAAGAAAAAATTATATGGTTCACAGGATTATATGGGAATTATTCAACGAGGCATTGAAAAAGGAAGAGCAAATTGACCACATTGACAGAAACCCTTTAAATAATCGAATTGAAAATTTACGTATAGCCACACAATCACAAAATCAGATAAACTCTGAAAAACCTGCAAATAATACAACAGGTTATAAAGGAGTTTTAAGCACGCCAAGTGGTAAGTTTCAAGCACGATTAGGTCATAACGGTGTCAAGCTGTATCTTGGGTTATTTGATACCGCAAAAGAAGCGCATGAATGTGTGCTTGCAAAAACAAAAGAACTGTACGGTGAATTTGCAGTTTAATAATTTTAATGAAAACACATTACGGGTGACAACTAACGACTGTCACTGAACAAAACGATGGCGGAACTGCATATGGGCTTGGTCAACAACAAATCGATGATGCAAGAAAACATGGTATAGATCTTTTACTGTTTATGGAACATAAGTGGGGCTCTTACATGGGCAGAATGGTGCTGGAAACTTGCAAAGCAGCTTTGGAACGACCCATGCGGCTCTTAACGGTATTTGAAGAGGCAGGTAAAAAGGCGGAAGCGGAAGAAAGATTTCTTTCTTGGACTGTTCCAATAACCAATTTTCCTGTGGTACAACACTATACAGAGGGGAGGGTAAAAAAAATCTGGGTACAATATGGGCCGCCACTGGGTTTAAGAAATAGCTCAGGTTACTTTGAAAATACACTTCAACTGGCAGTGTGTTTCATTGAAGATCATGTACCATCGAAGGGTAAACAAGCGCAAGGAGCAAGTCCAAATTGTATTCACAGCTTGGATGCAGCACACCTGGCTTTGACTGTATACAGGGCAGATTTCCCGATGACAACCATACACGACTCGTTTGGATGTTTGTTGGCAGATATGCCGAAGCTATTTAAATTGGTGAGAGAAACATTTGTGGAATTGTATGCAAATGACCCTCTCAATAGTCTTATGGAGGATATACAAGGAGATATCAGTAATGTAGAAATAGGTACACTTGATTTAAATTTAATTTTAGACTCAGAATATTGTTTTGCTTAAAGGAGATATAAATGTTAATAAATAATCCGTTTCACAAAATCCAATCAAAGTCAAACACAAAAAAACATAAGACAGTTACAGAAATTTGTGAATTTGCTGAGAAAGCAACCAAAGAAAATTTTGCAGAATTTATGCACATACTTGTGACACATAAAAAGTACGGCAGAGAATATAACCATGGAAAAATAGAAGAAGAGGATATAAAATTTCTCGAAAGAGAATTGAGAAATTGCTCCATGCAATACTTAAATGGTTGTTGTTTAGTGAGAAATTTAAATAGCAAAGACATAGGTATTGTGTATGATGTTTCTTACAGTGTCAATAACCCAAAGAAAGAAGTCGGAGGCCTTTTATTCAAAAGACCGAATGGTAATCTATATAAAGTTGCAATTCATGTTGCTGTCGCGATAAGAGATGACATATACACAACATGGTCTGTTGGAGATGACAATATAGAAATACTTGACGATACATATTTCAGTGACTATTTGAGACAACATAGATGAGTGTCTATCATAGGCTTAAATTCACACGTAAGAAAGTTCCAAAAATACTCAGATATTTGCTGAGTGTAAGAAGTTTTCAAAGTGATCATCAGAAATTCGTGGCATTTAAACGGGAAATACATATATCCACGAGAAAATTTTATATTTTAGTTCCTCACAAGAGTGCGCGATTGATGAATATCAAAAGAATCAAGCTCAATATTAAACCATTCATTAAAAGAAGAGGTAGAAAGTGGTTATCAAAGTAGTATTTGAACCAGGAAAGGCCAGAGTATACACATACAGATACTTTGGAGAAACACCAGTGAAAAATCAACTTGTCGTCGTGGAAATACCCGACAGGTTTGGTTTCAGTCTGGCAAAGGTGGTGCAAGTCGGAGGTGAAGAGCTTGTGCCTGAAGGTATAACATTGAAAAATGCTTATTATGATTTGACAACAATGAGAAAGGAGCAACAAAAATGAAACACTATAGAAGTTTAAAAGAAATGGTACATGATTTTACATGTGCAGATGAAGTTTATTTAGAAGTTAAAAATATTGTGTTCACTTGCGAAGAAATGTCAATTGCTTCTTTATGTCCAGGAGAAGTTTATCAAAAAGATGATAACACTGATTTAACAACAGAGCCGTTTGTGAATTTATTCGGAGGTGATTTCTTCTTGTTAGAAACTGAGGAAGACTTACATCATATTTTCACACAAGTAGAAAATGAAAGCACCGGAAACTTTTCTGATATAACAGAGGTTGCCACAACATTTGATGAAGCAAGATATACAGCATCGGGCAACTTTGCTGTGTTTGCATCTTTCACAAACAATGATGGAGGGCCGACTTGGTATATACCTCGTGTGATTGCAGACACATGTCCAAATATCAAAAAAAGTATTATACTCTCCAATGACGGAGAAATTGCCCAATACTCCATAGATTAAGGTTCAATATGTTAATAACAAGAACGTCTAAAATATCTGGAGAAACAAGAACACTTGAAATGCCTGTAACTCAAGAACAACTTGACAGCTGGTACAATGGTGAATTGATTCAAAAGGCAATGCCAAATCTAACTGATGCTCAACGAGAATTCATAAAGTCGGGTATCATAGATGAAGAATGGGACAAAATGTTTGATGCTTAGTCAGACAGCCCGTTAAATTAACCCTCATGTAAATTTTAGAAAAGAGTAAAGAATTATGCCAATCATTAAAGAAGTGGAGATCTGGTGGTCAAAATTATCTCCTAAGCACCCTAACACAAAAGTGGCTGGGCAGACAGTGAATCCTCGCTGGGAATTACAAATGAGAACCAGTAACAAAGACACCAAGAAAGAATTGGAAGGTTACGGCTTTAAAGTGACAACCGAGGAAGACGAAGTCAACGGTGGTTTATATTACAGAGCAAACATCCAGAAGAACACACACTCCAAGGATGGTAATGAAAATCAGCCTGTGGAAGTTGTGGATCGTAAAATGCAACCTGTGGATCCAAGATCTATTGGTAACGGCTCTTTGGGCAATGTTCGCTTCATGGCTCCGAAAGACAGCAAGGCTAAAATCTTACTGGGCGTTCAAATCTTGAAACTCGTAAGGTATGAGTCTCAGAACTCTGATGGGTTTGAAACTTACGATGATGCTGAGGAAGAAGAAAGCTTCTCAGAGGAGACATCATCGGCAACTCCAACACCGCCTTCAAGAAGACCTGCTGCAGCGTTCTAGTTGACACAAATATGGACTACCTTAACGGGTAGTCCTTTTATTTCCAAAGGAGGAAAAATGAGTAATTATGAATATATAGTAATAGATAGTCGGACTAGTGAGATTTATCTCAAAACCACCAATTTTGATGCAATTCCGTACGAAGATTTAGTTGAAACAGGGTTTACGCAAGTATTCAGGAAACAACAGAGCGAAGGTGACGGTTACGTTACATCGTTATATTCGGTGGCTGAATATGAAGAATGGCGTTCCAAGCTCGAAAAAGACTTTGCATGGAATCAGAAATTCGTACATGCAGTCACTCCAAGCCATTATCAAAATTACATTGATGATTATCAATGGATTGATGCAATGTCTAGATTGCCCACAATGAAGGATCCAAAAAGTTTTCAAGCGGCATTGGAACTTCAAATCAGAAAATATCTTGACAGGAATGGCAAAAAGGATGCACCGTTGCAAGAACTCAAAAAGGCAAGATTTTACCTTCAGTATTTGATCATGTATATTGAAAATGATAATCAACCCATTTTGGCAAAAGATGTTCAAAAAATCTTTGGAGATGAAAAATGATAACTGTTTTATTGATATGGCTTGGTATTGGTATTTTTGCATCTATCTTGGAGTTCAAATACAGTGACTCAGCAGTGTTCACATTGACTGATTTTTTTGGTCATTTTTTCTTTTTGCCGCTTCTTGGCTTAATTTCGCTATTTGCTGTAATGGAAGAAAGAGGTAGGGATATAGTGTTATGGAAACGAAAATGATAATATTCTTGAGCGTAGTGTGGTTTACCATTGGAGCAATTGCATCCTTCCTTGAATACAAGTGCTGCGTATGGCGTAAATTTACATTGAAGGATTTTTTATTTCATTTTATCTTACTTCCTCTTTTAGGTATTATTTCAGTCGGTATTGTAATAGAACTCAGAGGTGAAGAAATCGTGTTATGGAGATATGATGATGAGAATACTCTTTGACATCGAAACAGATGGTTTGTTGGAGAATGTCACGAAGATGCATCTCATGTGGGTCATCGACATTGACACAGGTGATAAGCAATATTTTCTGGAAGGAGATCTCCGTTGGAAATCGATATTTGGAAAAACCACCTTGGTGATAGGTCATAACATCATTGACTATGACTTGATGGTTCTTCGTAAGTTATTCAGTGTGACACTGCCAAAGGATTGTGGCATACATGACACTCTGGTGATGTCACAAGTTTTGGATTATAAGCGATTCGGCAACGCAGGTCACAGCCTAGATGTATGGGGTCAGTTTCTTGAATTTCCAAAAATTGACTTCCATGACTGGTCACAATTCAGCCAAGAAATGCTTGAATACGGTGAACGAGACGTAGATTTAAACTTAATGATCTATGACATACTTGTTGAAGAGCTCTCAATACTGATGGAGAAAGCACCACAAATAACTCTGTATCTCAAAGCCGAGCATGCTGTATCAATGTGGTGTGCCGTGGCCTCCTTAGAAGGTTGGCCATTTGACCTTGATTATGCGCTTGAGATGGTCAAGACACTTGAAGCTGAAAAAGAGAAGGCATATGTTGCATTGTCTTCCAGGCTTGGTCTCAAGTGTGTGGCCAAAGATAAGAAATTGGGCGAAGTTGAGTGGAAAGAACCGAAGTGGACCAAGCAAGGCTGTTACAATTCTCACACGGCAAATTGGTTCGGAGTCGATCCCTACAGCGGTTTTGAAGGTGAAGAAAGAATGATTCTTGGACCATATACTCGTGTGGAATTCAAAGAATTGAGCCTCGATTCAGTCACCGACGTGAAGATCTTCTTGTTCAGAAACGGCTGGGTTCCCACAGAATACAACTATAAGACAGACCCAATCACATTCAAGAAAATTCAGATGTCTCCAAAGATTACGGAAGACAGTTTAGAATTTCTTGGAGGTGACGGTAAGCTTTACGTTGAATTCTTGACCGCAAGTTCCAGATTGGCTGTGTTGAAAGGTTGGATCGAAAACACAGATTCCAATGGCAGACTACACGGTGACTGCATGACAATCGGAACACCCAGTATGAGAGCCAGACATTCCATCATCGTAAACGTTCCATCTGCTGACAGCAAGTGGGGTAAGGAAATGAGAAGTATGTTCAGCTGTCTTCCGGGGTGGAAGCTTGTTGGTTGTGATTCTGCAGGTAATCAAGCCAGAGGTTTGGCTCATTATCTTGGAGATCAGACTTTCATTGACACTCTGTTGCATGGAGATATACATCAATTCAACGCAGACACTTTGACTGGGGTGCTTGCTAATATAGGGATTGATCACGTTGTTCCTAGATCTGTTGCAAAGCGTATTTTATATGCTTTTTTATTTGGTGCAAGTGGATCAAAACTTTGGAGCTATATCTTTGGTTATTTTGACGACAAAAAAGGCAAGAGACTCAAAGAAGGCTTTGTGAAAGCTGTTCCAGGGTTCAAGATGTTAACTGAAAAACTCGAAAAAATTTATGGGAGCACAAGTAAAGATGGAGAGGGTTACATACCTTCTATCGCTGGCAATCGCATTTACGTTGATTCCTTTCATAAGCTGCTTGTATATCTTCTGCAGTCTTGTGAGAAAGTCACTTGTAGTGCAGCAGTCATGCTTGCGATGGAAAATTTGGAGAAAGAAAATATTCCGTATATCCCGCTCATAATGTATCACGATGAAATAGATTTTATGGTACCTGAAGAGCATGCGGAAAGAGCTAGAGAAATTGGTAAAGACGCGTTTAAAGAAGGCCCGAAATTATTTGGAATTCAGATAATGGACGGTGATGGAAAAATAGGTGATAATTGGTATGAGATTCATTGATGCAAGATTACTATGTGATTGAAAATATATTATCAGAAAAACTATTAGACAGTCTGGAAAAATTATATACCAGACATGATCAAAAGTTTTTGAGAATACCAACAGAGATAGATGCTTGTTATTTACAAAAAATAAATCCAATATATTCCAAAGAAATTTTAAGGAGGATTTCTGAAGAAACAAACATGAATCTAAAAGAGCTTGTCACAGTGGCTCGTTTGAATGATGTCGATAAAGACACCAAAATACGGATACACTCTGACGGTGAAATTGTAGGAAAAAATCCAGAATGGGCTTCTGTGCTATATCTGGAGTCGGATGACAATGGCGGAACAGCGCTATTTGAATCAGAGACAGAAGGGGATCGCGTGAAGAGCTCTTATAGAGTGTTTCATGAAATCGGGGATTTCAAAGTGAAGTTGTTTAACAAAGCAAAAAGAAATACTCTGTTCTTGTACAGAGCTTGCCTTTTACATGGTCGTCAACCTTTTCACTATCCAAAGAGAAGGGTTGTGATTGTTTCATTTTTTTATTGAGGAGGATTAAATGAATGTTCAAGAATACTTGCTGGCTTGTTTGTCAGAAGAGCTTGCAGAAGTACAACAATGTGTTTCCAAATGTCAAAGATTCACCCCGCACCACACTGCACCAGGTTATCCAAGAACCAACTTCGAAGAGTTGAAAATGGAATTGTCTGATGTGTTTGCAATAACGGCTCTGCTGAAAGCTGTTTGTGGTTTGGATGTTGAGCCTTATCCCGATCGAATGGCAGAAAAGATAGACAGAACCTTACGTTACATGGAAACCTCAGTTGAATTGGGAGCATTGGATGAGATCTCTGATAATAGAAATGATCTTAGGTAGTCATTGGTGGCAAACCAGAGTTGATAACGGTCTTATTGAATCCGAAGAGGTCTCTTTAGAAAAATTATCGAAT